TTTATAATATTTTATATTTGATGTGTTAGAAAAAGCTAAATCAGTAAGTGTAGAGTTTAGTATTCTACTAACATCAAACATACCTACCAAGCTTTCATTTGGATATTTGGTAAGAACATAATTTGGTGCAGAACCAGAGTTACTTGGACCACCATCCCAATAATAAAGGTTAGCATAGTATTGGAAAGATGCACTTAATACCGCTTGGGTATTTTCAGCAACAGTGAATATCATTGGAGATTGTGCCAATGATGCGGTTGCTGGATATTGAGTTATGTTTAGTGACATTCTAAAATCTTTATCATTTAACCAACGAAAACGAATTTGTATCGGAGGGTATTATCTTCTAGCTCTTTCCTTACTTAAACTACGAAAAGCTCTATCTAAACCTATTTTTATTACAGGTAGGAAATCTTTTTCTACATACCCATTAACATAAGCATCTATTGTTTTCTTTAATAAAGGGTCTTGTGATGCCTGTTTAGCAAATGGTCTGGGTCTACCAGCACCTACGCCTGTACCATTACCCCATTCAACCCACTTACCATACTCTGCGCCCGGAGGTGCAAATTGTAAAGATACATTAAATGATTTTTGTGGTATCTTAAATTTAGTAGCACTTTTAGTACTTTTTGAAGTAATCATTCGGCTAGGTTGGTTGTATGAACCAATCCTATTATATAGATTACCTGTTTTATAAGCAGGTTTCCAATTCCCACTCACCATATAGAGTTGAGCTAGAGATGTGAATGTTTTAGCTACTTGTTCTAATTCTTTCATTACTCAGTTAATAAATTGTAAATACATCTAGGTCTATCGTTATGAGTAGTAAGGTCAAAGGTAGCTACCCAGCCACCCAATCCGTTGTCAAATTTATCCTTAAATGCTTCACAGCTTATCGTACCATCAATATCAAAATTGGTGGTGGCATATTGAGTATATGATACCAAATCATTGATTATAGATAGGGTATTAGCATGTATATCAACCGTGTCATCCGTACCATAGTAAGGTATCGTTTGTTTGTTATACACTCCAACTGATTCGTTGTTTTTTAATTTAATCTTATCAGCTACAGTAAGTTGACAAGTATATACAGTTTGAGAGCCATCAAATACTGCATTAGTAATAAGGATATTACCTAATGGATATTGAGGAAATTCTTTATCATCTATTTCAAAAATATCACCTTGCGTTGCACTCTGAATAGCTGGATGATTACTCATTATTGTTTTGAAATAATCCAACACATTATAGTACAACGAATAGTTAGTACCAGTATTATTTATTACATTTAATCCGCTCATATTATTATAATTGGATACCGCCGAAATATTGGTTAGTAAAATCAGGGAATACCTGCGTTAAGTTACCAACACTTTGAAGGTATTGTGGTATTTGGTTAGAGTATGCTACTAAATAGTTTTGCATTCTTGTTGCGTAAAAATCAGCAGAGTTCATACACTTTTGTAATAGGTAATCTATTTCATTCTTACCAGGAGATACTGATTGTTCTGATTGATGTTTAACAGCTCCTTCAGATTTGAATTGTACTGAAGAAAATGGTACATACTCCACACAACTATACCATATTAGGGTTGGTTTAATGTGGTCATTGATTAGGTCTTGGTAAAATACTGATAATGTATTCACAGTCCCAGCCTCAATATGTCCTTGCAAATAATAAAACAATACCGTACCCAATAGGTTTAGCATGTATTTATCCTGCGCTGTTCTCACAAATGGTAACAGTCTATCTGCATCAATTGCACCCTGTAAAGGGGAATTCTTAATAATATCGTTTCTGCTTACAAATAGTGCGTAGCTCATTTCTTATAATTTATATGTTTCAAAGTTCTTAGAGAAGTTAGGATTACTTTTTTGAAAATCCATTAGGGTTTCTTCTTCTATGTTAGTATCAACCGCTCCTTCATCTTCAATAGTTGAAGGATTTTCCATTTGCTTATCAGTTTCATCTGCAACTTCATCCATTGTTTTACCTGTATCTTCTGCTTGCTCTGCTAAGATAGCTAATGGAGTTAATTGTTCAAAGTACAATTCAGTATCATCGTATCCACCTTCAGATAACGCAGTAGTTAAGAAATTAATTACTAAGTTTTGGAATGGATTAATTGTCATTGTTTGTAAGATAGAGAATGCTGTTTTCATTTCCTCTGATTGAGATGAGAAACCATTAGCTTGTGTACGAATACCAAATAGTAATGGAGATGTTACTCTATGCCCTACAAGGATTCTATCCTGTGCGTATTCAGCAACATATTTGTACTTGTCATGCAAATTATCTATGTTGATTGTATCAATAGTAGGTCTTCTTTCCGCATCATCGTTGAATGAAATCATAAATCTACCAGCGTTTCTAGTGCCTGTAAACTTCTGCTCAATCATACTCTCAATAGTTTGTCTTTCTTCAGGAGCTGGAATACCATTGTTCATATTAACCATTACCAACGGCATAAATCCGTTTTCAATATTGTTAAGATGTAAGTTAGATAATTCAGCCTCTACATAAGCGAACTGAAGACCAGGCATCCAATCAGGCAAAGAATAATAATATTTGCCAGGAGAATAGTTCTTAATATAAAGGAGTTCCATCTTTTCGTTTGATGTTCCGAAAGCTGGTATTTTCTTTTTATGTCTTTGAGCCTTTTGGTCAGCCCAATCAACGCAGTAGAAATAGTTTTCAATTTTTGGATTATCATATATCTTTTCAGCACGAATGTTTTGTATTGGCGTGTGATAAAACTTAACTACCTTAGTATGTGAATCATCCCAATATACTTGGAACGCAGCATTACCATATAGTTTCAAATCAAAGATTACTCTTTTAATTTCTTCTTGTGGTATTAGTTTATCTAACACAGTTTGAAATCCTTCACTTTTAGCGTACAATCCTTTACCAAATATTAAATCGGAAATACCTTCAATACAAGCTGCATTAGTTGTAGAAGTTGTATAGCTATCCGTAATGTTTTGAAAAAAATCATCCGGTGTTATAATGCCAACAGGCACCCATTGGTAGCGTGTTTTAGTATCCTCTACTACAATAGGGATGTCTTGCGATGTTAGATTTACTACCGAGAAACTTTGTTTTTCTTTCATATTATTTCATTATAATGTATTCATTATCAGTTAGGTTACTTTTATATCTTTCTTCAACACCTAATTGAACCTTATAATCAGGCTTATCAATTGATTGAGAAGCAAATACTGAAATAGAACCATCCCATATTGATGATGTCCTATCAGTTATAAATGCTCTATATTGGTCACCAACTTGTGCACCTGAAATAGATGCAGTCCAATTAAGGATACTCTCATACGGCTGAAATGTATAAGGTCTGCCTGATGCACTAATTGATGAAGTTGTATTCACCAATGTCAACATATTCTGCAGATTGAGTGTAAGTTGTGATGAGCCGGTTGGAGCTATTCTAAATGAGTAGTTATTGCTTCCAGATATGAAATAAGCTAGTATTAGGTTGTACTTAAATTGTTTTTATCTATACATTTAACAACAAAGTAATAAAAAATAGTTAAGCATAAAAAAAGGGAGAACTTAGTCTCCCTTTAATATGTTTAAGTGTAATACTGATTAGTTGTTCGTACCATTCACTATTGTTGGTGGGTTTGTCACAGCTCCAAATGGGTTACCAAATGTAGAGCCAGAGATAAACGGCGCTGGTAATTGTTCTTGTCCAGTGAAAGTTATAGAATAACCATAAAGGTCACCCATAGCTGCACCAGTCTGAATAGTACCACCTGTTACATCTGCACCTTCTCTTTGTCCTACTAATAGAGTATCTCCATTCATAGTGTGTACAAAGATTTGAGGTCTTCCGTAAGCCATCAACTTTAATTGAGTAGTCATCTCATTTGTCAACTTCTTTAAGTTCAATACTAATTCTTGTGAAAAGAATGTAGTACCATTTTCTCTAGAAGTATTAACAGTTTCAGTATATGCACTTGTTCCTTTTAAGTCATAGAAGTAAGCTGTAAGACCTGCTGGTAATGATTCAATTAATGCATCACTATCACCATTGGTTGTAGTAGCGAGTGAACCTGTGTAGTTTACGAAATAAACTCCACTAATCCCACCTACGGATTCCTTACACACTTCATTACGACCGGCTGTTAAATTACAAGGCATGTTGATTAAGTTTTTAGTTTTTAATTTTTGTTCTGAAACTTAAAGAGTGAGAGAGGGAATTCCACCCTCTCATTATTCACTCAATTAAATTAATAGTTTTTGTGGATAGCAATATCGTTTCCGATACCGAATACAGTATCCGCTGTGTATCTCATAATAACTCTGAAGTTTTGAGAACCATCTAAGTCTTCCATGTCTAATACTTTTACAGTATTGTAATCACTCATCAAACCAGTTCCGAAGAATAAGTTAGATTTTTGTGCTGCTACCATCGCAGATGCAGGTAAACCAGGGCAGAATGCTAATTCAATACCATTGAAGTTCATTGGTTTTTCTCCAACGTTCAATTGGTTGTTGTATCCATTTGCACCTTGTGCTCCACCAGCTAATGCTTGTTGGTATGCTTTTGCTACGTTAGTAGGTAAGTAGATGTAAATATCTTCTTTACCATATACAGTTGCAGGGATTGCATCAACGATTGCATTTAACGCAGTTAATACGTTTGCAGAAGTGATAGAACCAGAAACTGAAGATGTTACAGGAGCGTTTACACCACCTGCCACTACTGAAGAAGATAATTCGTTGTAGATACCTTGGAATTGTCCGTTAGTAGCTGAATTACCTTGCCAAATAGAGATTTCAGTTGCTTCAGCTACTTTACCACCTACATAACTAACTAAGAAGTCAGTGAATGTTGCAGGGATAGTATCAAATGCACTATATCCTAATTGTAATGCTTGCCAAGAATCTACGAATTCTTTCTTACATAATTCCAAGTTTACTTGAAGTTCTTTTGGTTCTAATATTCTCTCAGTAAGAGCTACAGTACCAGAAGTTACGAAATCACAAGATGCATCATTAACGATAGAATCAACTGCAATTCTTTGAATTACTGATTTGAATTTAACGTTAGGCATGATTGTGATGTAGCCATTGTCCAAAGTCTTAGCAGAAAGTAATGCAGCTGCAATATATTTGCCTGCGAACTCACCTGCGTAAGTAGTTGTTACTGATGGCTGAGCGAAATTTTGATTTTTTCTCATGTCAATAAGTTTTTTTGTTTGTTTATTTGTATAATTTTGTTAAGAAGTTAGCTTGTGAATTTACAAGTTTATCTTTCTTACTCATTTTAATGTTTTGTGTTTTAGAAGGATTCTCCTCAATAGGAGCACCATCTAACTTAGGAAGTTCTTCTTCCATCTTCACATCAGCTTCTTTTTTATCTTCAGCTGGTTTACCTTTGATTTCATCTTCTTTAGCTTTTCCGATTTCTTCCATCTTAGCTATTTTCTTCTCCATCTCCTCAATACGATATGCTAAATCAGAATACTTCTTCTGCATATCTTCAGGGATAGATTCAACAGGTACATCACCACCATCAGTTTCTTCTTCACCACCGATGTCTTCACCAGCGATAGAAGCCATATCTTCAGGTAATTTCTTTACTTCTTCATCCTTAGCACCTTCAGCTAACTCAACGTTTTCTCTTTCAGTAATTACACCATCTTTGGTTTCTACTTTAATTCTAACATCGTTACCTTCAGAATCCTTTAGGATTACTTCATGCTCTCCATCAGGAGCTGCAGTTTTTGTACCATCTTCTGATACTACATCAACTACTTCACCTACATCAAAGGTAGGAGATTCTAAGATTGTTCCATCTGCTAACTTAGCGTATGTCATCTCAACAGGCTTATCTGCTGATAAAGCTGCTATAATCTTATTTAATACGTGTTTTGCGTTCATATTATTGTGTTGTTTAGTTATTTAACAAATTTGTTTTGTTTTGTATTGATTTTTTTATAATACCATTGACGGTGGTGGTGTAAAATCAGAAGTATATTTTGCAACTCCTTTATAAATTCTATAATCCTGTAACCATACTTGGTCCGTACCACCAAAAGGACCACCAACAATAATTTTAGGTCTTGTTGTAATATTTAGAGTGCCGCCTACACCAGTACTAGCTACTGATACACCATCTCTATAAATCGTATAGGTTGTACCATTCTTAACAAATGCTAAATGATACCATTGTTCAACATTCCAACTTAATACACCACTTTGAACTACAGCTTCGGTAACTGTTGAGGTATTAACAATAAATCTTAATCTACCAACATCTATGTTAGTCCATACTGATGAATTCGCTGGTGCGCCAGGAGAATAATCTGCGTAAATATTTTTGTTGACAACACCACCTGCGCCAAAATTAATCCATGTTTCAATAGTGAAATTCTGAGTTGTAAATTGGAAATCACTATCATTTTGATTATAGAATGAACTGGTATTTGATGTTCTAGTAGAAGTTGTATATCCATTGCCAGCAAAATTTGTATAAGTTGCATCTGCAAATGAACCTGTATTAACATTTAAGTTACTACCAACTCCAGCTATATCAGCATGTACATCTGAATAACTCAAACTCATTCCTAACGAACCAAATTGATTACCAGGTGTAGCAAATAGTAATGATGCCGATAACGGGTCATTTCTAAATGATGCCGGTGCAAAAGTAGTTGTAGTTGTTGTGGACGTAGTTGTAGTTGTGGTTGTTGTAGTAGTTGTAGTAGTAGGGTCAGGTGCAGGCGCTATCGGTACGATAGGCTTGTTACTTGCTCCTAATATGTTTAAGTTTAGATTTAACATCTATTTTTATTTTAATGCGATAATGTTAGTTGCTGTTGAAGAAGAAGATACTGCAGCTACCAAACCAGGGATAAATCCACTAGCTGATACAAAAGTTAATACTGAGCTATCAAAAGTCTTCACAACTAAATTACCTTGTCCACCTACATATAATCCACCTGCTACAAATCCAAATTGAGGATTGTTAGAGTTGAATGCATTAAAAGCTGAAGAACCTGTTGGAATTACAGCTACACCACCGCTGAATTGAGCGTTGGTTATATATGATTGTTGATTTTCTAATTTCATATTGAGTTTGTTTTATTATTTAACAATTTTGTTTTGATTTATATTGATTAATATACAAAGTTACCAGCTGATGTAAATGTGTGGTATGTGTATAAACCATCTGATGTTATTGTTCCACCTGTTGGGTATTGTGGTCTTTGTAAATTTAGATAGCGTATTATCACAACACCATCTTTACCATTTGTTGGAGCAGGAGACTCATAGCCACCATCTCCACCATTACCATAAATACCATTTCCAAATACAGGAGCACCTCCAGCGTTTTGGCCTCCACCACCACTACAATAATTTACACCAGTAACCCAAGCTTTAGCTGAACCAGCATTTCCACGAGGATTTGGTATAGATGGAGTAATAGCACCACTACCAGCTCCTCCACCTCCACCACCACATCTATTATTTGTTATGTTTCCACTTTCAGCACCACTATTTCCTTGCGTAGATGTTCCAGTACCAGGTGCACCGCTTGGTCTAGCTCCTCCACCACCTGAACCACCATTATTTCCATTTACAGTACCTAATGCACCACCTGCTCCACCACCTATTGATGTTTGTGATAAGAATGATGAGTTACTACCATTTGAACCTTTGCCGGTTGTTGCTACACCACCAGCACCAACAGTAATTGGATAAGTTCCTCTAGGTAGGGATTGGAATGAAGATGATATAAAACCACCAGCACCTCCACCACCACCATAGTTAGTACCCATATCGCCAGTAGCGTTTCCAAATCCACCTGCTCCACCACCTGCTACTATAAGATATTCAATATCTAATGCAAAGTTTACTTGAGCATCAGTAGTTGGTGATAGTACTTCTTTATCTCCACTATATAAATTATTTATTTTTCTATTTCCAAAATATACTATCATAAGTTCCTTTTAATATGTGAATGTACCTGATGTTGTAAATGTATGGTATGTATATCCGCCTGTTTGTGTAATTGTACCACCCGTTGCCTTAGGAGTTCCAGAGTATCTAAATATACAAACACCATTAGCTCCATTTCCACCTGTTGTGGTAGTTCCATTACCACCACTACCATAAGTTCCTGCAGTACCTCCTCCAAAACCATTACCACCATTACCATAGGTTACTCCATCTACCCAAGCTCTACCTGGTCCACCATTTCCTAAACCTGTATGGTTACCACCTGCTCCACCACCACCTTCACCAATAGTTAATGAACCATTAGAGTCTCCACCAATTCCAAAAAATCCTTGTAGTGGACTTCCAGTAAAACTAACTCCACCACCTGTAGCTCCTGCATTATCACCAGCTCCACCACCTGAACCACCACTTCTACCATTATCATTAGTACCAGAACCTGCACCTTGTCCACCACCTCCGCCTCCTGGCGCAGTTTGGTTTATTGTTCCTGTTATTTCACTTTGTCCACCATTTCCACCAAATGTGTTATTACCACCATTCCCACCAGTTCCAATGGTTATTGAATTACTTACAGTTGTTGGTTGTGCTATAAAAGATGATGATACAAATATACCAGCTCCTCCACCGCCACCATTACTACTGCCGCCGGATGAACCCCCACCACCAGCACCTCCTCCTAATAGTAACCATTCAATAGTTAATGGGTATTGTCTAGCAATGACATCATCCATTCTTTGTGAACCTAACATCACATCATTTACCAATGTAGTTCCTATATAGACTGTTTGCATATCTTATGGTATTGTTGTTGTTGATGTAGTTGTTGGTGGTGGTGTATAAGTTGTTGTTGAAGTACTGCTAGTTGTTGTAGAAGAAGTAGTACCAGAAGTACATTCTATACAACTACCAAATGTATTTGTAACAGTTGATAAAGTACCACCCATTCCAGAAGGAGTTACCTGCCAACATGCATTGGTATCATAAGCTGCGCCAGGTGCAAAGAACTTATAAACTACAGCTGAACTTAAAAACATCGTAGTTGATATTGTGTAAGAAGCCCCTCCAGCACAATTAGTTATCATATAATTGTATGAAGTTGGCATTGTAGTTGTGCTTGTTGAAGAAGTAGTTGTACTACTAGTTGTTGTACTGCTTGTTGTAGTTGTAGGTATCGTAGTTGTAGAACTAGATGTTGTTGTGCTACTTGTTGTAGTAGGTTGAGTAGTAGTACTTGTTGAAGTAGTACTGCTTGTTGTAGTAGGTTGAGTTGTTGTAGATGTGCTAGTAGTTGTTGTACTAGTCATTGCATTAATTGCATCAATAGCAGCATTAATCTTTGCTCTTGCTATTAATCCACTATCTCCATTGTTAATTGTTTCTAAAGGCATAATATATTATTTTTAATCTATCCAAAATGATGAGTCTATCCAAACACCACTATCATTCCAAAATCCAGTGGCTAATATCCATGTACCAATCGGTAATGTAGTTGATGTTGTAGATGTAGGAACAGGTGTAGGAGGTATAGGTTGTACAAATACAGGAGCACTCTTTTGAATGCTACCAAAGTTACTACTACCTACTGATATTCTACCAAATGTTTTACTACCTATTCTTATCTTAAACATTGCTATCTAAATTATATTCTTTCCAACTTAGTGTATCTTCATCCCAATAAGTTAATTCATTAGTTTGTGCAATTGGTGCTTTCCAATCTGAATTACTATCTAATACCCAAGAAGGATATGGTTTAGGGGATACAAAAATATCTTTTGCTTCATCATACCAATAACCTATTCCAGCGTATTGCTTTCTGAAGTTACCATTGTATGATGTTTGTATCCATCTTCCACCTAATCCTAACTCATCAGCTAGGAATTCTTGTCCTCTATGTTCTTGTGAGTTATCTACTACTAATACTTCCTGTACATAACCCCTTTCGTCTATTCTTGCAAAGTGTGCCATACTATTATAATTTTATGCTGTTCTTGTAAATGTTCCTGATGATGTAAATGTGTGAACTTTGAATGCTCCATCCGTAGTTTCAGTTCCACCTGTTGCTGTCATTGAAGATGCTAAGTATCTAAATATTACTATACCACTACCTCCAGCTTGTCCATTTAGTGCACCACCCCATGCTGCTCCACCTCCACCACCACCGGTGTTAGCAGTTCCTGCAGTTGGTGTTACGTTTGGTGAATTCGGTACATCCACATCCGAACCACCTCTACCTCCACCACCTAAACCACCAGGTGCTGCAACTGTATTACTAGCCCTAGAACGGCAACCTCCACCACCACCAGCGTAGTAAGTAAGAGTACCATTAATTGCTGATTGTCTACCAATACCACCATCACCACCTGTGTTAGCAGCACCAACACCAGCAGAACCTGTTGCGGCCGCACCACCACCACCTCCACCTTGTAGTGTTTGAGGGGATGGTACATATAATCCAGCTCCACCAGGGTAACCCTGAATTGGTGGTCCAAATGAGCCCGAACCTGCCGCTAAGTTTCCATAATCACCACCACCACCAGAACCTCCGGGAGTTGCAGTTTGTCCAGCATTAGCACCAGCTCCTCCACCACCACCTAATGCCATATATGTTGTTACGTTAGGGAAATCAAATGATGAAGTAACACCAGTGCCACCTCTATTTGCTGAAGTTCCAGCCGTTCCACCCGCACCAACTTTAACTACATAAGCTTGAATTGCAGGAGAGAATGAACCTGAAAGTAAACCTCCAGCTCCACCACCACCTCCTACGTTAGCTCCACCGCCACCACCTCCGGCTACTACTAAGTATTCAACAGATACTACTGCTGGAGGTGCTGCCGATACGGCTTGTATATTATAAAACATTGTTGATGTGAATAAACTCATTATATAAATCTTTTTGCGTTCACTATGTGTACTAATGTACTACTTTCAGCTACTAATGATAACACATCTTTTACTCCACTACCAGATGATGGTAAGTAGAATGAACCAGATGGTTGTCTTACGTTTGTACTAAATGATGCAGTTGATACAGTACCAGTTGTTACAAATATGTTTGCGTTCTCACCAGGGTTTGCGTTAAACACATTAAAGTGTGTTGTAGCGTTATTTGCTAATGTTACAGTAAAGAAGTTACCAGCGTTCAAATCAATTGATGCTGTATTACTTGCTACCGATACTGCTACCACATTACCTTGCGCTGAACCTGTTAGTATTATTGAACCTGTCACTCCATAAGAGCCTGTAAACGATGATGATATTGTTGTTGTAATACCATTCGTACCATTTATTCCAGATGTTCCATTTGCACCATTTACACCATTCGTACCATTGATACCTGATGTTCCTGATACTCCAGAAGTTCCAGCTGAACCATTTGTTCCAGCAGTTAAGTTAGAACCAGAGATAACATACATTGTATTTGCATCAGCAGTTCCAGCTGCAAGTAATGCTCCATAAGATGCTGATGGTAATGTTACAATGTTAGTAACCGCAGGTACAGTTGTGTATGTATCATATATGTTACTAATTACCGAGCCACTAAATCCAGCAACTCTTTGAGTGATAGAACCAGTTACTCCTAATGAGCCTGTGATTAATGCACTACCAGTAAAAGGAAATGCTGCATCAACCGCTGAACCTGATATGATGTATAATGTATTTGCATTAGGGTTAGCTAATGCGTTATATTGAGCTTCAGTTAGAGTTACGATGTGTTCAATTGGTTC